AACTCATTAAACTGGGCAGACGACACACAAACCAATTACACAGCATTAAACATAACAATGCCAAGTTCAGATGGCTGGCAATCAACTCTCTTAAATACAAAACGTGGTTTCCTACCAAAAAGCGTTGGAGCACTTGGCACAACCAAAATTACAGACTACTACTACCAAGCAAGTGGTTGGGGAATATGCCGATTCGGTGGTAGGGCTAATGTTGGTTCGTATGAGGGTTTTTGGGGTTGGAGTCTGAGTGATGGTTCGGGTGGTCGGGCTCGGAGTATTGGCGGTCGGTTGTCTTATTAAAAATATTTATTGAAAAGGATTTTAAAAAAAAAGTTAAATAAAATAATTATGAAAACAAACAATAAACACATAAACACTAACAAATAAATGAAAATAAATTATTTACATCATAAACAAAAAACATATAAATTCCCCTCGGAAGGAAAAAGTGCACTCCCATGCCTATTCAGTGGTAATGCTAATAATGGTTCGAATGCAGGTTTTTGGTATTGGAATCTGAATAATGGTTCAGGTAATCAGAATCGGAATATTGGCAGTCAGTTATCTTATTTTTTAATTCAATTTCTTCACATTTTCCTCTCCCTACCTCTTGGTAAAATTCATAACTATGCCCCATTACATGTTAGTAGGTATTTTCTCGAAAGCTTGGAGGTGAAATAAGACACCAAGTATGAAAAGGATAGGTTATTTATATGAAAAAATTTATGATTGGGATAATTTATTACTTGCACATAAAAATGCAAGAAAAGGAAAAACTCATTACAAAGAAGTGAAGAAAGTAGATGCAAATGTAGAGAAGTATTTAAAGATTCTTCAACAACAACTCATTTCAAATTCTTACAAAACTAGTCCTTATAAAATATTTCAAATTACTGAAAGAGGGAAGACAAGAGATATCTATAAGTTACCATACTTTCCTGATCGAATACTTCATCACGCGGTAATGCAAATCCTCGAACCCATATGGAAAAAACTTTTCATAAGGGATACTTATCAATCCATAAAAGGCAGAGGAGTAAGTGATGGTAAGAGGAGAATAGAAAGAGTAATAAGGAAGGAAAGACCTATTTATTGTTTGAAGATGGATGTAAGGAAATTCTACCCTTCTGTTGATAATGAAATATTAAAAAAGATAATAATGAGAAAAATTAAATGTAAAAGAACATTAAGATTATTATTTGAAATCATAGACTCTTCGAAAGGCATTCCTATTGGTAACTATCTTTCACAATACTTTGGTAATTTATATCTTACTTACTTTGATCATTTTATAAAAGAAGAAATGAGGGAGAAATGGTATTTTAGATATTGTGATGATTTAATCGTATTGAGTGATGAAGTAAGAGGGTTGAAGACTTGTTTATTTCAAACATTTAAATATTTAAAGAATGTATTAAATTTATTACTGAAAAAGAATTTCCAGATATTTAAGATAATAGATAGAATGTTAGATTACTTAGGTTACAGATTTTATTATAATTTTACATTACTTAGAAAGAGCATTGTGAGAAGATTTAAGAAAAAATATAATAATTCGAAGAGTTTACCAAGTTATAAAGGATGGACGATGAGTTGTGATAGTTTTAATTTGTGGAAAAAATATGTATTAGGAGTGTGATGGCTTTAACAGAACAAATAACCAGAGAAGGAGTAGTTGGAAGTTATAATATGATAAATTCCAACAATGGAACTTTGATTGATAATTCCCCCTTTAACCACAATGGAGTGATTTCCAATTGTTTACAAATGAAAGCTATGTGGGGAGAAGGTTTAAGTTTTGATGGGAATACTTCAAACGTTTCATTAGGTAATGACTTCATACAAGGGGATGCATTAACAATAGGGGCATGGATATATCCAAGGACATTCGGTGGAGGTAGTCAAGGAAGGATATTATCAAACTCCAAAACTATGTTTTATGTAGATGATACTAATGATAACTTAGGATTTAGTAATGATAATTCTACTTATGTCAACTCTGCTTCTAATTCAATTTATGTAAATACTTGGCAGCATGTGATGGTTACAAGAAACAGTTCTGGTAGCGTTAATTTCTATGTAAATGGTGATATTTCTGGAGCACGTAATCAGAATGCAGGTACTTTATCTACTGGTTCTGTTATGCATATCGGAAACAATCCTTCTTTGAACAGAGGATTTAATGGTATAATTGATAATGTTGTGATTTGGAATAGAGTATTGAGTGTAAATGAAGTCAAAGAACAATACTATAAAGGAGCAAGACAAGTAAAGTTAAAAGAAGATTTTAAGTATGATTTGATTGATGGTAGTACAGGATCAAAATACCCATATGGATGGCTTCCAGGAACAGGTGTTTATAAAGTAGATGAGTTGACATCTAAAGTAAGTTATTTAGATAAGGGAACAAGATATTTAGTTTGTAATACTGCCGGAGTAATTTCTATCCCCTGCAATCAGGCTTATGGGAAATGGAGTTTTGATTTATATAAGGAGTCTGATGGCAATATTTTATCCGTATATTCGATTGCCAACAATGTTGTTCCGGCAGGGCTAAATGGATATAGATTTACTGTTAATGCAAATGAGTCTATTGATTTATTGCGTAGGACGGCTGGTTCATCAACGGAACTTTTGCGTTCCAATACTTCTTACATCTCAAACACAACTTGGTATCACATAGAAATTGAACGCAACACAAACGGTGAAACAACTGTTAAAATCTCCGGTGGTGCGTTTGGTCCAACTCTCATTTTAGTTTCTACTTCCGGCGGTTTTGGGACAAATCCGGTAACAGATAACGTTTACACATCAAGTAATTATTTTGTGCTTGATTTAGATGCGGGAGATAGGATTGCAAACATAAAATTAAATAAAGGAATAATTCCTTTACCTTAATATATTTTTAAATATAAAAAGAAGAATAAAATGTCATTAACAACAGAACAACAATTTATAGTAGATAGATTAAGAAGTTTTCTTTCAATGAGAGTAACAATTGCATCAGGTTCTTCTTTTCAATTACCTGCAAAACTTGGTGATGAAGAATTGTGGGAAGATATGAGAATGGGATTAAGTATGTTTAATACTTATCCTCCTATTATAACTACTTATAATTTCAAAAATATTTATGATGCATCAAAGACTGCATCAGATTCTGGAGGAGACCCTCTTTCTCCTGAAACTGAAACTGCAAACTCAGTTTTATTAACTCCAATTTTTATGTGTTCTTTATTCTTCACTGGTCTTAGATTGCAATGGTTTGAAGCAGGTAAACATTTTAGATATAATGATAACGGCATATCAATTGAAAGAGCAAAACAAACAGATTACCAAAATATCGTAGGAAGTAATATATTACAGTATCTATCTGCTACACTTCTACCCCTTAGGAAAACAATGGCATTTAGATTAGTTACTCCAAAAGGGCAATATAGTTCTACTATTTCTTATCCGCGGTCACTTACAAGAGGATTAAGGGGAGTAAGAAATTCTGGATTTTAAGTAGAATTTAAAAACAAATGATAATGAGGATATTATGTGTAATATAAAAATAGCAGTGGTTGATGATGACAAACGTATTCCCACTATTATTAGACACTACCTACAATCTTCTGATTCTAAATATGATTTAGCTTTCTTTAGTTCTTTAAAGGAAGCAAAAGAAAAAATTTCAGATATTGATATCCTATTATTGGATATTATGTTTCCAGAAGATGATGAAAATGGGTGGGATATGTTAGATTTTATAAAAAAGAATAGATTGAATACCTACGTAATCCTTTCAACTGCGATACATAAAGATGTTATTAAAGACAAAATAAAAAATTGTTTTTGTGTAAAAGATGTCCTATCAAAGCCCTTTTCAAAATCTCAAATTACGTTAGCAATAGGCAAAGCGTTATCTAGTATGAAAGATGGGTACAATATGAATTTTATAAAGAGGGATATAGAAGAGATGAAAATGAAAGTTAGTAAAATAACCTTTCAAAATGCAATATTTGATTGGGCGTTTGAAAACTCTCCGGTAATTGCTTTTTATAAAGATAAGGAAAATAAAATTTTAAAAGTTAATAAGAAGTTCTGTGATGTTTTAAATATTGAAAAGACTGATATTGAAGGAAAGAGTGCAGATGAAATATCAGAATCTATAATTGCAAGAAAATACGCAATAAATGATCACGATGTTATCTCTACTAAACTTCCTAAGTTAAACATAATTGAACCTTTTGGAGTTAATACCAATATCTTACTTAGAACTGATAAGTTTCCCGTATTTAATGAAGAGGGATCAGAGGTTTGTGGAGTACTTGGATTATCTGTTCAAATAAGTAACTCTTAATTTATTTAATAATTCTTAATTGGTGAAATTTAATGAGTGGACAGGGAGAGGGAATTCCTGGAGATAATTGGTTGCAACTTCTTCTCCAGCAGATATTGAAAAATATTGAGAGTGTTGTAAATGCTGTAGAAAATGTTCAGACTCAGATGAGGGAAATTCAGGACGTTACTACTGCACTTTCTTCTGAATCTGAAAACAGAAAACAACTATGCCCAATAAATAAAAATGAAATATCACTTATGATTCAAAGAGAGTTTGATAAGAAAGAATTAGAAAAACCAAAGAAAAGAAAAGACCTATTTATGTATATCATAACTATAGTGAATTTACTTATTGTAATTTTGTTTTCTTTTCTTTTATACCTTAAATAAACGGAGGATATTTTTATGATAAATCCCAATGTAAAAAACCATGCAATTTCTACTCTTTTATTTTTACTTTCTTTAATAATATTTTTAATTATTATCATACCAAAACAAAAAGAGATTGATAAAGAAAAGAATATTCGATATCGTCAAATTGCAAAATATTATGATGAAAAAACTAACTCTTATAAGGATGTAACCCAAGTAACAAAACTACAAGAACAAGTGGATGACATAGATAATGATAGTATTTGGTTAAAGTGGTTTAAGTGGTTAATTTCTTGCATTATCTTGACTACAGGAGCAGCAATATTTTCTACGTGGCTTCAAGCATTATTTACAGGTAATAAATTTACCAAAGACTGGTTTGATAGCCCAGATGAGAAACGCTCAAGTAGCAATGTACTAGCAGCCTCTTTAATAGGTGGAACATTAATTTCTTGTTTAGTTTATTATATGTCTTTTTCTATATGAGATTTTTTAAATTTTTAATATTATGTTTACTTTTTTCTTCTTTTTCATATCCTCAAGTCACTACTAAAGAAGGTGTGAATGTAATAAAGCATTTTGAGGGTTTTTATGGAAAAGCATATTACTGTCCTGCTAATGTATTAACTATTGGATATGGTCATACTGGAAGTGATATAAAAAAAGGAATGATAATATCAAAAATGGAAGCCGAAGTGTTATTGGTAAAAGATTTGAAGAGATTTGAAAACCATGTGAAGGGAAGAGTTTCTAGGTTATTATTATGGCATGAATTTGATGCATTAGTTAGTTTTTCTTTTAATGTGGGATATAGAATAAAAGGAGAATTGAGAACATTTATAAACGAAGGTAATACTAAATTAGTTGTTTATAAATTGATGCAATACAACAAAGCAAAGGTTAAGGGCATATATATAGAGTTGAAAGGATTGACGAGAAGAAGAACTGCGGAAGCAAGGTTATATCAAAATTTGATTCCTTATTTTTAAGAGGTTATAAACGTGGTTTCATTAAAAGCAAAGGTATATATTGGCATTGGTATTTTCTTACTGATTTGCATACTAATTATAACTAATTACTATACCTATACTATGTATCGAGAGATTAAATCTCAGGTAACTAGGTTGGAGAGTATAAATAATGCAAACAGTGAAGCCTTTTTAGATTCTTTGCGTAAAGTATCCCAAAATGAATGGGAAAAATTAGGATTTATTTTTGATTTACAAAAAGCATCGGATAAGTATTTAAGAGAAGAATTGTTAAAGCAAGGGTATAAATTAACTTCCTTACAAGAAGCATCAATGAAGATTGATGATATAGTAATCTTATTGAAAGGAGGAAATACAACAGTAGACTCTGAATGGGCAACTTATGAACTACCTCCTTATGATTCTTTAATAGTTTCTATTGAAGGAAAAACTTCTATCAATTTAAAAAATCATGATCTTAGTTTTTCTAAATTGATGTTAAAATTTAAGGAAGTTCCATTAAGATTAAAAATAGCAAGAAATAATGAAAATAAAGTTATTGGTAGTGCAGAAACAGGTATTAAAGGATTGAAGATTACTGTATTAGAAACACAAGTAGATGAATCTATCTACGCTCCTCAAGTAACAATAAAGGAAGAGAAGTTTTTAGATTTATTAAAAGTAGGAATTTTATTAGGAACTAATGCATTAAAATTTGATAATTTTAATCAAACACAATTTGTATATGGATTGGAAGTAACTTATAAGAATTTTGGAATTTGGAGCATAAAGGATCAAAACAACTCAATGTATGGGGTATCTTTAAGTACCTCCATTGGGTCTTTCTTTAAATAATAAAAAGTGAGGGTTATTATGGATTTAGCATTATTTTTCAGTAATTTTGACAGTACTCTTTCTCTTCTACAAGCAGTACTCATTTTATTGTTTACTCAAGTAGTTAAAGCAGGTTGGAATTTAAATGCAACTTGGAAACAAATTGTATCTTGGATAATTTGCTTAGCTTTAACCTTTCTTGCTAACATCTTTCAACTGGGTATGTTTGCAAACATGGAATGGTATTTTGTATTAACATACAGTCTTGGATTTGGATTACTTGTAAATGGATTGTATGATTCCAAAGAAGTTGTGATAAGTTTCGTAGAATCTATAATTAATTTGATTAATAAATTAAGAAAATAATAAGAAATTGAGTGCAATTAATGGTCCTTCAACAGGACAATATGACTATAATTTAGGTATAGATTCAGAAATAATTGATTATATTAAAGAATCTACAGAGATTGAGAGTAGAATATCTCCGACTAAGTGCTATGTCATGTTTAGAAACTCCTCCGGATCAGTAGTTGGTTCCTCTCAATCTCCTATTATTATTTCGAGTTATTCCGATACTTCTCCAAATTATCGATCTATTATATGGGCATCTGGTTCTAGTCATCCGGATTTGAGAATAAACACGGATGATGGAAAAGGTTCTGTAAAAGTCTATATAGATAGTGTTGAAGCAGTGAGAGTTGTAGAAGTAGAAGATTTAATTGCAGATAATGAATTTGCAGTAGTAAAAAGAAAAGATTTATCACCCTCGAGGGTAGAAGTAGTATTTAATGAAGGTTTTGTTGCATCTTCTCATACAATTTCTTATTATTATGATACCTACGAATCTGGAATTGATGATACTAGATTAAAGAGGGGGGAGGATGACAGTTATAGCATGTTTGGATGGACACAATATTTTAACACTAGTGAAGATGCTTTTAGAGGAAAACATCAAATATTATTAAGGGTTCCTCTTACTACGAGAGATATTGTTATAAATGAAGAGGGTAGAGTAGTTGCAGAAGATAATCAATGTTGGATGATATGGGAACCTTATGTGAATGATTTTGATATGATTATCATTCCTGCAGATCAAACTTTTTCTGGAGAAGAAGAAAGATATGAAATTGTTAATAAACAGGATTCTGAAATTCAACATTCTCTAATTACTCAAAGATTTAAATTAACTTATATTGAACCATCTGATTTAAGATATAGGATTTCATATGTTACAGAGTAAGAGAAATTGGAGAGAAATATTCAGTTGGAGGAAAGACTTACCACAACGAATTGAAGTTACAGAAGAGAATATGGTGGAGTTAGAATATGCGCTAGAGACTCCTTTATATGTCGGTGATATCATCTACCTTAATGATCAAAATCAATTTCATAATCCTAATGGTCCAGCAATAGAAAGACAAGGGGGAACAAAAAGATGGTACACAAATGGATTACGTCACAGACTAGATGGTCCAGCTATAGAATATGCAGATGGAACAAAAAGATGGGGGGTAAACGACAAATTTATAGGAAACAGTAGAAAAGGATTTACAGAAGAAGATTTTGAAAACTATAAAAGAGAAATGGGGATAACAAGCAGTTTGAAGTTAAAATTTATTATATAATATGTATTTAAGATCCGAAAAATATGTAATTGAAGAGTTTGTAAAGGTCCTGAGAAGGATCTTTAGATACAATAATAATTGGGTAAATTTAGATTATGAAATCATCCAAATTAGTTCTGGTAGTGCATTGTCTGTATTTGAACAATATAATGAAGAAAATGAAAAATACCCAGTTATAACAATAGGAGGATTGGGATATAATTCCACTAATCCTTCTTTCAACAACCTGATAAATGTATATGATAATGATAGTATTGAAATTGGAGAGAGGAAATTGCAGTATGAGGAAATTTCCCACGATTACCCTGTTAGTTTTGAACTTCCTTCTACTGTTACTGATGAAACGCTTCGTGGTATTATGACATCACTTGCGTGGTCCTCCCTTGGTACTGGTGGTGATACGATTGGGGTTGAAGTGTATAAGAATTTTACATCCACTCCAGTGTTGGTTGCTAGTGGTTCTTTTGAAGCTTCTACAAGTACTGGATTTAATGATTTCTATGCTGAACTTTGCCCTTATGTGTTACTAGATTCTTCTGATTATTGGGTTACCCTCACTCCACCAACAGGAAGTAGTTACTATGTAGCAGTAGATTCTACAACATCGGAAAGATATAGGTATGGGGGTACATATTATTCGGGTTCCGTATCATCTAAAGTAATCTTTAAACCTTTTGTAAGGGCAGGAGGAAATTTAGAAGGTAGTATTTCTATTAAATGTTCCACAAAGAATGACACCAAGTTATTAGCAAACTTAAAATCACTCATTACAATTTACATACAATTATTGAAGCATTCTGAGATTTCTAGAGATACAAATAATGTTAATACAACACTTAACTCTCATGCAACGAAAGATGTGGTAAATGAATGGTTGAAGAAAGGAATTTTTATAAAAGCGGTAAGAGTTGGAGGACAGGAGGTCAGGAGAAGGACTGATAATGATGTTATTTTTTCCTCCCCCATCGTGGTAGATTATCTAACGGAATGGTTTGTTGATTATGATGTAGATGCGATTGAAGGATTTAATCTTAGTGTTATAACTCAAAATAATTGAAAAATTTTGTAAGTAAATAAATATTTATTTTGTATAAATAGAGAGGTTTGAGAAGATATGAGTGCGAATTATAAACCATCTGGAGTTGAAGTAAATGTCTTAGAGAATCCGAGGATTATTAATCTAGGAGCGGAACAAAGAATTCCCGCAATAGTAGGTTTAGGACCTACCTCAATAGTAGTTGCTGGAGAAGCAGTAATAAGAGGGACAGGATCGATAGACAACCTCTCGGCATATCCAACCACCAATGTTACGGTAACAAGAATAGCATCCGACCCCAATTACAATGCTCTTACAGAAGTTGCAAGATCATTAAATGGAGTTCTTTACTCCTATGGGGTAGGAGGAAGTGGTAG